GTTGGCATACCATTATCAAAACTGTTAAACTGTCCGTTAGGTGTATAGTTCACATTCATTTCTGTTAGTACGCAAGAAGTATGACGATGTAAATTTTGATTCTCTTGTCCGTTTTGATAATATGTTATATCAAACTCAGAAGGATAAACATATAAAAATTCATTCGCATCTTTAAATTCTGGATGCATGTGATATTTGAATGTATTAATAATTTCTATAACATTGGCTGCTTCATCTTTATTTCTTGGAAAGAACTGATAGTCAAACTGGAATGTTCTAAAGTCGACATTCTTAAATACTTGTTCTTTCTTTGGGTTTGATGCCAAACCAAATGCTGCGCTGGCAGCTGCACCTTGTTTATCACTTTTTAATCCCATCGCGCCAACAATCGCAGCTGCATCATTACCTAAATTTTTTGCTCCACCACCTTCTAATGCTTTAAGTATTGCTTCTGCGCCAGCAGCTGCAGCTTGATATGAAAATGTATCTTCCTCGCCATAAGAAACACCATAACGAATATTTAATTGGTTTGGAATATGCAATGCAATAGCAGTTTTTAATCTTTTCTGCGCACGAGTTACAGAAGCAGCTTGAGTCGCTGCAGCACCGATACCAATAGCAGCTGGAGCAGCATTTAAAGTTGCTCCAACAACAGCACCCTTTCTACCTGCAAATAAACCACCAGCTGCAGCACCTTCAATTACTTGTCCTGCTGCATTTAATCCAACAAAAGCAGCTTTAGATTTTCCGCTAGTAGGGTCGTCATATAACTTTTCATTCATAGCAATAGTTGAACCTCTATCTCTGGTTGGGACGTCAGCAACTGTCTCAACTTTAGCATCATTGAATAGTTTAGATTCAACAGCAACATTAATATAAAACAATACATAGTTTCCACCATATTCAAAACTCATAATATCTTGAGGGTATGAATGTTGTTCTATATTGTAAGTTTTGCTATCAAACGTAGTTCTTTCTCTAGAAGTATATAAAGGACCAGTTAATACTTTTGGTGGAACAGCTGGCTGTGATGAGTTTTTTGGCTCAGCGTTTTGGCTCGAACCATCACCGTAATAATTACCCATTTCGTCTTGAAATGCCATATTTGTATCCTGAAGCTAAATAGTTGATCGATATCATATTATTTAGGCATGTTTCACAAAAGATTATTCAAACCAATATTTCCAGAAAAATATGCTGGGGATCCAACAAACATAATTATGCGCAGCTCCTGGGAGACCAGATTCGCTTCTTGGTGTGACAAAAACCCCTCAGTTATAAAATGGAGATCCGAGGAAACTATAGTTCCATATAGATGTCCCACAGACAATAAATTACATCGTTATTTTGTTGATTTTCAGATACAAGTTAAACAAAAAGATGGTATATTAAAGACCTATCTTATCGAGGTTAAACCTTTTAAACAAACTCAACCACCTGAATATCCAGGTCGCCAAACACAGAAATACATAACTGAATCTATGACTTTTATTAAAAATCAGGCTAAATGGCAAGCAGCTACAGAATACGCCAAAGATCGTGGGTGGGAATTTAAAATCATTACAGAAAACGAACTTGGCTTATAATGCCTAAATAATAATATGGCTAAAAATCCAACAACATTACAAGACGTATTTGAGAAAAACCAATACGACCTCAAGACTGCAGCTAAAAAGTCTCGTGGCTGGTTTGAACAACAAGTTCTACTGTTAAACAAACAGAGAATAACACCACCTAAAGTATTACAGGGCGATACGACACAACTAAAGACCAGTATCACTCCTGGGAAACTTTATATGTATTTTTATGACCCAAAACTAAAAGATACTCTACCGTATTATGATAGGTTCCCTCTAGTTTTCCCGTTTAGAAAAGTAGAAGGTGGATTCTTGGGTTTAAATATGCATTATTTACCATACCAATTACGTGTTCGTTTACTAGATCGTTTAATGATTTTTAAGAGTAACGATAAAATGAACGAAACGACAAGAATCAAATATTCTTGGGCACTTATAGATGGAGTATCTCGTTATAATGGAGCGATTCCATGCGTTAAACATTATCTGTTAAATCATGTAAGATCACCCTTTAGGGAAATTCCTGCAAATGATTGGGCTACTGCAATGTTGCTTCCAGTTGAAAGATTTGTGGGTTCATCTAAAGATGCAATCTGGGCAGATTCACTTAGAAAAATGGGTTAAAAAATGTCTGAACCAAAAAATGGAGTTTTAAAGAATTTTATCTCTCTGGTTAAAACCGAAGGGTTGATGAGAACATCAAGATATACTGTATCAATTAGAGTCCCTAAGAGTATGTCGTATGCACCAAACATGAGAAAAATTCTTTTATTCTGTTCTGATATAACTATCCCAGGTGTAACTATGGCAACCAATCAGATTAGAATTCATGGTGAAGTTCGTGAAGCACCAAACGAAAAAATGTTTGATAATGCCAATTTATCTTTTTATGTAGATAACAACATGGAAGTTAAAAAGTTTTTTGATCAGTGGATGGAGTCAATTCAAGATCCATTTTCTAGAAATTTTAACTATTATGATGACTATACATCAGAAATTAAAATTGAAGTAGAAGACACTAAAAATAGAAAACGCTACGAAATTGAAATGAATGAATGCTATCCAAAAAATGTTGGACAGATTCAAGTTGGATATGACCAAAAAGAAGTTATGAAATTACAAATTTCTATGAATTACAAATATTGGACTTCTAGATCGTTTTCTGCTCCGATGGAAACTAAAGAATCTCCTTGGGCACGTTGGACAAAACTACCAACACTTAATGATAGAGAACTGTCTAGCTATGCAAGTGTACCAGAACAATATGCTTCTAACTTTACTGGATTTCAACAAGATTACAACACTATGAACTTTAGTGGTAGAGAATAAATAAAGGATTATTATGAAAATTGATGATAAATTGTCAGAAGTTTTTGATACAGTTAAGATTGAAAAGAAAACTGAAGTTGAAGTATTGGATTCTACAGGAAATACTATAACTCCAGTAAATGAAAAGATTGAAGACGACTATACAGTCGCCAGAAACAATCTTCGTGTATTATTGCAACAAGGACAATTGGCATTAACAGATGCATTGGAAGTTGCAAAACAATCTGAGCACCCACGTGCTTTCGAAGTTGTGGGCAATTTGATGAAACAATTAGCTGACGTAAACCAACAATTGATGGACTTACATCAGCAAAAACAAAAACTTGATGCACCTAGTAAAGCTGAAGCAGCAAAACAGGTAACTAATAATAACGCTATCTTTGTTGGTAGCACGACTGAGTTGAATAAACTTATTAAGAATATGACTAAAGGAGATTGAATATGGCATTACCAATGAGTAGCACGCCAACGTATACGTTGACGATCCCATCTACTGGGAAAGAAGTAAAATATAGACCATTTTTGGTTCGTGAAGAAAAAGCATTAATGATGGCACAACAAAGCGAAGACCCAATCGTTATGGTTAATACGCTTAAAGATGTTATTAAGACGTGTGTAGTTGGAGATTTTAATGCTGATGAAATAGCAACATTTGATTTAGAATATATTTTCACTCAATTGCGTGCAAAGTCTGTTGGGGAAACTGTAGATTTAATTTTCCCATGTGATGTTTGCGAAGATGAAAAAGCCAGAGTTCAAATCTCTTTTGATATTACGAAACTGCAGGTAGAAAAATCACCAGACCACAATAATAAGGTTCACTTATTCGGCGACGTTGGTGTTGTGATGAAATACCCTACAATGCAAGTGTTAAAGAAATTACAGAACCTTGATGTAAACAATCTTGATGATTTATTCAAAATTGTTGCTGAATGTATTGATTACATTTATCAAGGTGACGAACTATTTTATGGAAAAGAACAGACTCAAGAAGAACTGTTAGATTTTATTAACAACTTAACTTCTGAGCAATTTGCCAAAGTGCAAAAGTTCTTTGAAACTATGCCGAGATTAAAACAAGAAGTTAATTATAACTGCCCTGTTTGTAATCGTGCTCACCATAAAGTTTTGGAGGGACTCCAAAGTTTTTTTTAATAAACCTTTGTCATGATAGTTTGTTCAATTATTATAAAATGAATTTTGCTTTGATGCAGTACCACAAATACTCGCTAACGGAACTTGAGAATATGATTCCGTTTGAAAGAGAAGTGTATGTTGCCATGTTAATTAAGCATTTAGAAGAAGAAAAACAGAGATTAGAAGCACAGAAAAAAAGGTAAAGTATGGCTAAACCACCGATGACGATTCATGTTCAATCGAGCGATTTTAAGAAACTGTTGGAAGTTCAACAGTTATCGCTAGAACACATTCAAACAATTAGAACATTGGCTGAATCTGGTGCGCCAGCTAAACGTGAAGAAGAAATACTTAAAGTCCAAAAGAAACAGCTAGAACAACAAGAAGAACTTGTTCAAGTTAGTAAAGTTTCTGCGGACGAATTAAAAAGAATCAAAGGTGAAGAATCTGAAGCAATTGCAAATATAGCGTCAACTGTAAAAACCTTCGACTCGATTAGAGATAAATTTGCAAATCTTGGGAAAAGTTTTGGGGATAAATTTGGATCAGCCAGAGCAACAGGGACAACTGCACTCAAAGCAATTAATGTAGGTGGTATGTTTGATAAGAAAATTGCTTCAAGAGAATTCGCTGATCAGCAAAAGAAACTAGGAAGCGAAAAGTCATATAAAGAACTTGGTCAAGATTTTGAAGAAAGAAATAAGACAGCAAAGAGTATTAAATCAAATGAAGCTGATTTAGAAAAGTTTAAAAAAGAAACTGGCTTAAATGATAAACAAATGGCTGGTACGAAAGAAGGACAGCGTTTATTATCTAAACGTGAATCACTATCTGATGCATTTGCTAAAACAGACTTACGTGCGAATTTAATAGCAAAACCACAAGCAGCTGGAACTGAATTAACAAATAAAGAACAAAACGATGCGATGAATGTTTCTGAAGAAGAAATGGAATCTGCTCGTCGTGAAGAAGCACAAACTAAACTACTACAAGAAATATCAAAGAACACATCTGCAATGGGTGGTGATAAAATGAAAGCAGCTGCTCCCAGTGATGGTAGTGGGATGGGTGCTGGAATACTAGGAGCACTAGGTGCAGGATTTAAAGCACTTGGAGCTGGTTTAAAATCAATCGGTGCTGGCGCAGGTGCAGGTATTAAAGCACTGCTAATAGGAATTGCGCAAGGTGTTTCTGCTTTAGCAAATCCAAAAGTTCTTCTAGGTCTTGGTGCAGCAGTTTTAGCGTTTATGGGAATAGGTAAAGCACTTGAATACGCTGCGCCATTTATGGAAGCATTCGCTCCAGTTTTGATTAAAGTAGCAGACGTTGTTCAAAACGTATTCGTGTCTGCGATAGAACAAATACCAAATGTTATAACAGCTGTTGGTGATGTAGTGATGGGTGTTATTAAAACAATAGCAGATTCTATCATTGGAACTATCGATGCTATAACAAATTCTATTGAACGTCTATCGAAACTAGATGGTGCCAATATGATTCAGGTTGGATTAGGATTGGCTGCTATATCTGGTGGTATGCTTACCTTCGCTGCTGCCAACGTGGCTCAGGGATTAAGTAATTTGGTAAGTGGGTTCTTATCATTCATGGGTGGACAGAAAAATCCTGTCGATCAAATTTTAGCATTAGGAAACGCTGGACCAAATATTGAAAAAGCAGGTGTTGGAGTTGAGAAACTTGGTACTGGCTTAAAATTATTCTCTGATATTAAACCAGAAAATATTAAAGCCATTGCTGCATTACCAGTTGAAAAAATTGCTGCTATGGGTGCAGCTATGGGACAAGCAAACTTCGTTTCTAATCAATCTGCTGCAAATGATGGAGCAAGAACTTCTATCATGGGAACAGCTGGTGGAGGAGGAAGTACTGTAGTTGCTCCAGTAACAAATAACAAAACTACAAACAATCAAGTTGTTCAATTACCTGTTCGTAATCAAGAACAAACAATGAATCGTTATATCAAAACACGATTCGCAACATAAAAAAGGGGAGCCGAAGCTCCCCTCACGCACTTGCATGGGATTAGTTTAATCTTCCTTAGCAATCTTAGCAAAATAA